GCTCTTTACACCCGTTTTGAGTACCCACCAGGAGGACCCGCGCACGGTTGCACCCCCCTGATCCTTTGCGTTGCTTTGCAACAGGCAATGCAACCTGAAAGCGAAAAAAAATCCCATGGGGAACGGGGTCAGAAGGCTCATCGCTGGGACTCCTCATAAGCCAGGCGGACCTCGGCAATCAGCTGAGCGGCATAAGTTTCGCCGCGGCGCTTTTGAATTCGCTCGTAGTAACCGATCCGGCGATACCTTGACCAAGCCATCAACATGCGTGCCTCGCATCGCATCCGATGCGCTTCAGTCCAGGTCGGACCGCGTTGAATGTCAGGCAGCAATCGAAACTCAGTCTGTTTTGATGCAGATATTGATCGAGTGCAGATATGGTCGAGGTCCTGGTCATTGAGTTCCATCAAGTCGAGTGAGCCAATCGGTGGTTAGTTTTGCGAATGGCTCTGGCTTTACATTCCTTGCACCATGGCTGCATGTGCTTGACGCCATGGCAAAGGTCAAAGTCACCCAATGGCCTGAACGTCTTGCAATGAGGGCAGCGCTTCATTGAGCGCCCTGCCCTGGTATCCGCCATCCCGATGGCGAACGCACCAATGCAATGCCGGTCTCTTCATAAACCTCAAAGGCTTTGCACTTGATGCCTTTGGATCCACAGAAGTCCTGCATGGATTTGCCGCAGGACTCACATGGCGGATCAAGAACCAAACAAAGAGTCGGGCCTTTCCGCTTCGGGCTTGATGGATTGGAGTTCAGCATCATTCGCCCCGATTCGACCCGAACCGTCCTTCATCGCCCCATTCCGCGCCTGTACCGTCTCGGTACTGAATGCGACGCTGTGCGCCGTAGACGTGGTACTCAAGAACCATCCGGATGTAGTCAGACACTTTGCGGTCGTCTGCCATTGCCAGGTCTTGAAGATCACGCTTCAGAGACTCGCCAAGATGCACCTTGACGTTGTCGAGCAGTTTTTCTGATGCAGCCATATACGGAGTCACCCTGATGTCTATCTCACTTTCGCCCAGAGATACTGGTCTCTATGTTCAATGCACATGCGGATCCCGCATGTTTATTCCATCTGAGTCTGCTACTCGCAGTCCTGCTCTTTTCTGCCCCTGTGGGGAGGTCGAGAAGATCGGCAAAGAAGTTCTTAACCAACTCACATCCAGGCAACTGCGCTCTCATATCGCTAAAAAAAACGGCAGGCTTTACCGGCCCGCCGCCAAGTCAGAGGAGAGAACGAAAAAAACAGTTGCAACAAAAGTCGCTGATGAATTCGTTGAGCTGATCTAGTCATGCCTGTCGCTTCGCGTCTTTAAAGCTGAGTAATGACTCTGCAGAAATTCCACCATGAAGCCTTGCAATTGTTTCAGCGTAATTTGTTTCCCCGGTCCACTCTGTTCTTGGAAGGCGATTGCGCGACTTCCACTTGTGAACTGTCGCTGGGCTCCTATTGCATGCTTTAGCAATGCGAGTTAGGCCCACCTCAGAAATGACTGTTGCAATGTTCATGTCCATCATTTTCACCGATAGTGAAAGTTCTTGCAACTCGAATTTTTTACCCATAGTGAAATTTGACTGTGGGAAATTCATACAATGAGTAAAAGCAAGGCAAAGGCTGAAGATTTTTCTAAGCGATTTAATGAACTTTTAGCTGAGCGCGGCTGGGATTCTTTGCCGGATATAGAGCTAAGCAAAAAACTCAGAAGGAGCAATACGACTGTCTGGAATTGGAAAAATGGAATCAAGCTTCCATCGCTTGATACGGCAATAGACTTGGCGATTTTTTTTGACGTTTGTGTTGACTGGCTGCTGACAGGCCGAGGTGACAAGCATCCAGGAGCATCGTCTGGGAGCTCAGATGAAAACGATGTCCTCATCCTTTCTAGGCTGGCTGACTCTGACAAAGGTCATCTTAAGGCGCTGTTTCATTCGCTTGCTGACGCGAACAATAAAAGCGGAAAATCATCAAACGGTGATTGAAGAGCCGATAAAACCGGATTTTTAAAACATTGGAGTTTGACGTGAAGGCCCCTCTTGATATCAGCCCATCATCAATTTCGAGTTCATCATTTTTTATTTTGACAAACCGAATTTCATCGGTACGAATCAGATCAGCAAAAGCAAAAAAAGACTGGATCTATGGTCTTTTTCCCATAATGATTGGGCTTGGAGCCTCTGTTGAATACAAAGCAATCGGCTTTGGCCTGATCGCTTTTGGCGTGCTTGTGACGATTGCAATTGCCTTGGCTCGAGGAGAGCACGAGGTTATCGTCTCGATGCCTGGACTAGACTTCACGATTTATAAAACCAACGACTTTCAAAGTGCCGCAGACATTCATCAGAAAATTGTTGATGCACTAAAAGCAGCTTAATACCTTGCTGTAAACCTGTTCCATAAATCAAACCATAGGCCGCTAAGCGGCCTTTTTTTTACCTTGAGTAAATTTTTTCACCGATAGTGGTTGCATTGATCTTTCACTTTTGGTGAAATCTCTGTGCCCCCTTGCTGCCCAGGCCAGCGCGGATGCACTAAGGGCCTGCAGTGAATGGCTTCATTCAGGACACACCAGGACAGGGGGCACTAACAGGAGAAAGAGATGAACAAGATTGCTTTTCTGATCATGGCTGTTTGTTTCGCCATCGCATCAAATGACGATTTTGATGATTACCAGGTGGCCCACGGTTCAATGTTGGTTGCTCAGTCTCATGAATAACTTTTTTGTGATTTTCGGCTTAATTGCTGGCGGGATCGCTTTGGCATGGCAAATCTACAAATTATGGAAGCAGGTTTTCGTTGATCCATTTGGAGACCGTGAGTTCCGTAGCGCCTTGCGGAAAATTGAAAAAGAAAAAAGGAGGATGCGGCCTCGATGAGCGCGCCATTCAAAATCATTGGCCTTGCCGGACAGGGAAGGAGCGGAAAAACAACCGTGGCTGACTACCTTTGCACTAAAGGTTTTCATCAGCTGGCTTTTGCTGATCCGATTGTGGATGCCCTAGTCGCAATGCTTGATGTTCCCACCGAGTATCGCGTTGATAAAAAAGAGCTCCCAATTCCGGGCTTTAGTTTCAGCTATCGAAAGGCAGCTCAAACATTAGGGACTGACTGGGGTCGTCGCATGCTGGATCCAGATTTATGGATTCAAATCATGGCTAACCGGATCAAGGCGGTCGCTGATGACAGTGACTGCATCGTGATCTCAGATGTTCGATTTGAAAATGAGGCTCGCTGGATACGAAGCCAGGGCGGAGAGCTTTGGCACATTATTCGGCCCTGCTTTGATGGTGGGGTAAGGAAACATGTATCAGAGGATGGAATTGCAATCCTTGAAGGTGAAACTGTCTTGATCAATGACAAAGGCATCGAAGATCTCTATGCGCATATAGATCCATGGCTTTGGGCTGAGGTCTATTGATCATGACCATCATTCTTATTGCTGTATTTTTTTTGGTCTTGCTGACCGTTCCTGTGATTACTGCCGTCTTCGCTTATGGCTTGATGACTCATCTGCAAAAAAGAAAATCACGAGATCAAAGGATTTCGAAAGATCTTTTTTATGTCATGACACTGAATCGGCGGGGAATGCCATGACTGGATCCGCTGAGTTAGATGCCATCAGCGTCATATTAATTCTTTTCTTTGCAATCATTTTTCTTGAGTTTGTCCTGGGAATTTGCATTGGAGATTACTGGGATGAGTAGGCATATCTGGACGGATGAAGAAGTAGATGCCCTGCGCATTCTTTACCCAATCACCAGGACACAGGACATTGCTGATCAGCTCAATATCCCGTTGTCCAAGATTTATCACAAGGCCAAGAATCTTGGTCTTAATAAATCTGAATCCTACATGCGAGCCGAACTTACCAGACAAGGTGAAAGATTAAAAACAGTTGGAAATCCTGCCCGTTTCAAGAAGGGACACGCCTCATGGAACAAAGGCAAAAAAGGTCTTGCGCTAGGCGGTAAGCAAACTCAATTTAAGCCAGGCCATATCCCCCACACTATCAAACCGATTGGGTCTGAGCGCATTAGCCAGGACGGTTATTTAGAAAGAAAGGTAACAAACGAGGGTCCCGCTCGATCACATTACAAATTCGTTCATCGAATTATTTGGGAAGAAGCTTATGGCTCTATCCCAAGAACCCATTACGTGACGTTCAAAAATGGAAATCGGCTGGATGTACGGCTTGAAAATCTTGAACTTATCAGCATGGCAGACCATGCCAGGCGAATCAGCATCATGCGTTATCCGGAAGAGATCCGCGAAATCATGCTGTTAAAAGGAAGGCTAACCAAAGCAATCAGAAAACGGGAAAAATTAGATGAAAAACAAAATTGTTGATCTTAGAAACCACCTTTTTGCAACGCTTGAGGCGCTTCAAGACAAAGATGACCCAATGGATCTTGCCCGGGCAAAAGCCATTGCTGATGTAAGTCAAACCGTCATTAATAGCGTCAAAGTTGAAATCGACTTCATCAAAGTCACTGACCAGGTAGATGCCGAAAGTAAGTTTTTTGATATCCACCCTCATCTGGAGACGCAGCAGCCTAAAAAGCTTGTCGGTGTTTCATGACCAAATACGTCACTGGCCGTTATGTCATCACGATGTTTGATGAGCGCGGCACCAAGATCGGACAGTTTGCCTCCAAGGAAGGAGGACTTATTAGGGCGCAAGAGATTGGCGCCAACTTGATCAGAGAAAAAAGATGCCATTCATTCAATGTGCACCTAAACGTATTCAACAGCATGGATCCGAAGGGCCCCTGGTGAGTCTTTGAGGTTAATCGTGAGCATAAATATCGGACAAAAGTTTGGACGCTGGACAGTAATTTCTGCCACATCTCGCCTGGTCGGAGTTGCAAAACATAAAGCGTGGATATGCGAATGCAGTTGCGCCAGAAAGACCAAGCGCGCAGTGACCGAATATAGCTTGACCGGCCATCACAGCCGCAGCTGCGGAAAGTGCCCAGACAGTCAGTTCCGGCGATGGATGACAAATGGTCTTTCTGGAGTTGGAAAGTATCGCAAAGAACCTCAGTGGTGGAAGGAGACCCAGCCAAAATGAAGATCAAACGATTCATTGATCTAGCAGAAGAGTTTGTGGAGCCTCAGCCGGGAGAGGTTGAGACCTACTATCCATTTACTAGGCAGGAACTCATCGATCTGTTTTTACTCGTCCGCAAAGAGATTATTGAAGATTTCTCAAAGGCAATGATCGATAAAGAATTAGAGTCCAAATCGATATGAAACTAATTTTGCAAATTGCATGGGCAATTCCAGTCCTTGCTGTTTTTATTCTTGCTTTTCCATTTGTATATTTAGGGTTTTCAGTTCTTGCTACATGGATCCTAGCTAATGCGTTTTCCTCAGCTACTGTAGGAAAGATTGAGGATGGGTGGAGGGCAAAATGAGCATCATGAAACCTAAGCTGGGGCTCTCATGAAAGACAGAGAGCTTATGGAAAAAGCGCTTGAAGCTTTATCAGGTGGACTAGATGTTCGATTGACAATAAATGCGCTCAAGGATCGGATTCGGGCATTAAAACATCAAGAGGAATGGTATTCGCTACCCAAAGAAGCCAGAGACAAAATAAGGATGGCAGCGACAGGAAATCGCAATGTCTGGAAAGCAGAGCTTGACCCAAAGTATCAAAAAGCGAAAGAACTTCGCGAAAGCGGAATGATGCTGAAGGATGCTTGCACTGTCGCTGGAATTTCTACTGAGCAGTGGTACAGGCGTCAGGCGATCGAGAAGTATGGCAAAGCCAGGGCTGGCGGTAAAAGGAGGCAGGAATAATGAGCGAAACAAAATTCACGCCGGGGCCTTGGATTCCAGCGGGACCTAGTTTTGGCGAACCCAAAATGAGGTTTGCAAACTCAGTTATCCCTGACAGAGACGATGATGAATACCCGGATGATATTTGCGAAATGCCGTTCCCTTATTACGACGAAGAACAAGAAGCCAACGCCCACCTAATCGCCGCCGCGCCGGATATGTACGAAGAGCTTGAGTGCGCGAGGGACTTATTTCGGTTTTATCAGTCGCATCACGAATTCAAAGGCGGGACCGAGAAGGCCATTCGAAATAAGGAAATTGCCGATCGGATTGATCGGTTGTTGGCTAAGGCTAGGGGTGACGCATGAGTACCGCAACCGAACTGCTCAGACGTGTGCTTGATGATCTTGAATTGCAAGTCGGACGATCCATAGATGAAATCCGCACTTTCCTCGCCGCCGAGCCAGAAGCGGAGCCTGTGGCGTGGATTCCAGAGGACGAACTGCCGGAACGATATCCTTACAACTTCATGTTCCAGTATTCCAAGGTAGACATCATTCGATGGTTTCCGATCTATGGCCCATCCAGACCCTCGCCAGCAAGGAAGCCGATGACGGAGGAGGAGATAAAAGACTTATATGACCAGGCTGGACACCATGATTTTGATATGGTTGTGCGATCTGTTGTTGAGTTTGCCAGAGCAATAGAAAAGCACCATCTGATCGGAGTGAGCGATGAGTGACACACTAGATTCAAAAGGAGCCGCCGAGCTTCTGCATGTGTCAGTAAAACATATTCAGGAATTGGCCAGGAAAGGAGAAATTCCAGCGGTCTGGATTGCTGGTCAATGGATCTTCATCAAAGATGATCTTTTGAGCTCATTAGCTCAAAGGGCCAGGGATGAGCAAAGGCAAAGACGTGAAATGAGTCTGCACGTCAATTCAATCGTGGAATCAGTAAATCCACGTAAGCCTGGTCGGCCTCGGAAAGCAGCATAATGCAATCACTTCCCGTTAAGTGGACTGTCAGTCCATCTACCGAAAACGTAGGTAATACTACTTACGCAGCTGACCAAGGTGTGATTGGTTTTGTGATCGTCATCTACAGGCCTTTGATAGCAATGGATTGGGTGGATTGCAAATCCATCTAGGGCGGTTCGACTCCGCCACGCGCCTCCATAAAATCAAGCACTTACGATAAAATCAGTCCATCTAATGGTGCTTGAAAACCCCCTAAAAACCCCTAAAATCCCCCCCTAGTGTGGTTAAACCGCACTTGTAATGGATCGACATGTCCATCTAGTCTTAGGGGGAAGACACCATGGCCACCATCCGCAAGCGCCCGTCCGGGAGCTACGAAGTCACCATCCGCCGTAAGCTCCTGCCCCGGCCGATTTCCGTCTCGGCCGAGACTGAAACTCAGGCCAAGGCCCTGGCTGAGCGCATCGAGGCGCAGCTCGATCTCGGCATCATTCCCGAAGATTTTCTGACCCTCCAGCCCCGCTCGTTCTGGAATGTCTCCAGCTGGACCGAAGAATACGAAAAATCCGGCAAACCCTCGGCCTCAGATCGCCCTCTGTTGAAAATCGTGCGCTCCGATCTCAAGACCCTGGCACTTAAGGATCTCAATCCAGTGAACCTTGAAAAGTGGATTCAGGCCATGAGGGCCCGGCGATTGAGACCCGGCAGCATCAAAAAGCGGGTGGGGGCCCTAGGCCGGTCGCTGGATCTCGCCGTACACCGCGAAATCCTGGTCTTTAACCCGATCCGGAATCTGCCCAAGAACTATGCCGCCTACAGCGAAGCCGATGGCGAAATCATCGAGGATGGCGTCCGCGATCGGCGGCTGGAACCCGGTGAAGAGGCGCGCCTCGATGCGCAGCTGCAACCTCATCCCGATCTCTGGCTCCTATTTCATCTAGCTCTGGAGACCGCCATGCGGATGCGCGAAATGTTTACCCTGACCCTCGACCAGGTCGACCTTAAAAAACGCACGATTTTTCTGCAGAAAACCAAGAACGGCGACAAACGCCAGGTGCCCTTGAGTTCGATAGCCCTCGGCTTTTTAACGGAGCGGATTCAGGGGGCCGATCCCAGCGCCCTGCTCTTTCCCTATTTTGATGGCCATCTCGATAACACCACCCGACGCATCAGCTATTACTGGTCCTCGATCACCGAAAAAGCGGGCATCGAAGACCTTCATTTTCATGATTTGCGTCATGAGGCCACCTGTCGCCTGTTTGAGCGGACCCCCATGTCGGATCTTGAAATTGCCACCATCACCGGTCATC